ATAATCCACAAGGAGGAACATATTATGTTCAAAAAAATCAAAGAGTTTTTCGTAGGAAAACCAAAAGAAGTTGCTGTTGAAGCACCTTATAAAACTGAATCTGCCAATGAATCAGTTTTAACAGTTGTGCCAGCAGGTACTGAGGCTTCTGTTGCTGCTCCAACGCAAGTTGCTCCAGTTACTCTAGCTGTAGAAGGTGCCGGTGCAGTCGAAGCTCCAGCTGAAAAGCCAGTTAAAGCCAAAAAGACACCAGCAGCTAAAAAAGCACCTGCGGCTAAGAAGCCACGTGCGCCTAAAAAGCCTAAAGCAGAGTAATTAAAACTTAGATAATTGGCTAGAATAGTTAGCCATATCTTCTTGAATCCTAACCCTTCGTTTTTCGTCGAGGTTAGGATTTTCTTCTAGCTCTTCCCTAAGAGTTTCCAACCTGTGTATTAGTTGTTCTCGAGATAGCTTTTGGCTTGATTGTACAGTTCCATGCTGGCGAGATTTTTTCCCTTGCTCTCGCACATTATGTCGAACTGGTTTAGAAAAGTTATTGCCCATTCGTTAGTTTTGTGATTCCAATAAAAGTCACTGTGTGCCCTTAGTTTTTGTTTCTTGTAGCCATCTACAAGTAACTGTGCGTGATCAGGTGCTAGATTAGTGTCATGATTGACGAGATAATCTTCACGAGATACAGAATAATGAAGTGTAGGGCGGAGACCACGCCAACTATCCACGACACGCTTAACACGATCGTCTGTCGAAGAGATATACTCCCCTTCGCGAATCCAATGATGGTGAATATCGAGCACAATAGGAACGATATCGCTAATATCAAGACAGTCATTTAGTCCCCATGCGTTTTCTTCGTTTTCAATTGTAATGCAATTTCTTGCTTCTGGACTGAGCCGGGCATATGCTCTGCGTATGCCTTCAGGGCCTTGCTTGCCTGAAATGTGGACATTAATTTTAAAGTCTTGGAACGATTTTCCAAAACCCATATAGCGGGCCATATCTGTGTGATATTCAAATTCATCTATGCTTCGTCCGACAATGCCTTCGTTAATGCTAGCCAGAACAACAAACTGACCAGGATGCATACTAAGACGGGTATTGCTTGCACGAGCACTATCACCAATAAGGATAAAATTGCGTTCAAGATATTGAACCACATCGGGTCGTTGCCAAAAATAACTCCATGTTGGCTCGGTATAAGCAGGAAGAATGTCGCTACTAAGACGGACCATCCTAAGATTTTCATTAAGTTCTCCTACACGGCCTACAAGTTTTTTTGTAGCCGCCAGATTCTGGACCATTAGATCCCAGAGCTTTTGCTCTGCAACGTCCTTCGACTGTCTATTTAACCAACTTATGGTAGTTGTACCAGTGTTGTATTGTTTAGCATCGTCGGTTGCTTTAATACCGTTGACTTGTTCAGGAGTGTCGATCCATTTACATGCGAAGCCTATTTTACCCATTACCAATGCCTTATGACGCCTGCGATTATAAAAAAGTTTGTTATAATGTATATTAACACAATTGCGGTACGAAAGCAAGCAATTTGATCCGCTTCTGCGTTTGAACTACCTGCCTTCTCACCTAATGCTTTGGCCCAAATGTGCCAAATTTTACGAAAGTAAGTCCTCATTCCATTCCCTATGTCCTTCGCGGAATGCCATGTTAGCCTGTGTTTCGCGTACTTCTACACGATAGCACCACAAGCGAGCCGCTTCACCTGGCCCCCACATTTCCGGAATGTAAACACCATTGACATACTTGTATAGCATATCGCTAAGTCCTTCGCATCCTAAACGTGGTAGGACTACTACCTTGGCCATTTTCTTTTCTTGTAACAGCTTGTATGTTGCCATTTCTGGATCATCTTCTGCCACAATAAGAGTATGGTCAAATTGATCTTCTAAAGTCTTTTTAAGTTCTTTAAGACCGCCATAGTCGGCCGCCCAATTTCTAACGTCTAGATCGTTTGTTCCAAAATAGAACTTCATTGAAAAACTGTAACCGTGAATTAGATTACAGTGGCTATCGCTTCGCCATTGTCTGTAAGCACATGGAAATGCGTCCACATATTCTTTAGTGCTTTGATACTTGTATACTACAGGTTGTAGTGTTGCCATTGTTATGTCTCCTTGTTAACAATGACATGCAGAGTTTATATTGCGGGATGAATGCCTAAGTCCGCATAATGTAATTATACGCTGTTACACAATAAGGTCAAGTTTATTGGTTAGCAATCATACCAAAACTCAGCCACTGTCCTGGAGTACCAGGAGTTATACAAATCCACCCAACGTAGCTGCTGGCTTTTGGTTCAGAATTCCAACACATGTCTCCGGCATTGAATATACCAGATGTTGGAGCAGTTTTTCCTGATGTAAATCTACGTCCGCCTAAACTAACATCCCCATTAACACTAAATTGCAATGTGGGATCCGGATTATTAATATTAACACTTAACGGACCAAACACTTTGACTGGTTTGGCTTGTATAAGTTTATCACCAATGTTAATTTCATTAATGTCGCCATACAATATTTCACTACCTTGGCTAGTTAGTTTAATTTGATTTTGAGAATCAATACCATTTTGAACTAGTTTAATTCCTTCGCTAATGGTTATTTGATTTACAACCAGTTCATTCAGTGAGGCAGTTCCGTCCACTGACAGGTTTTGCAATGTTCCTAGTGTTGTTAAGCTGCTGTTTGTTATGCCGCTACCTAGAGCAGTTGAACTCAATACAGGTCTTGAATCGATATAATAAAATTTACCTGCGGCTATATCAAAGCTTTCTGTAGAATGTAATCTCTCTGGAGAATTGGCCATTATCAGCTGTCTTGGCGCACCCGCACCAGCCCAAACTAAACCAAGTCCATATATGCTATTTTCCTTTGTTGCCAGAAATTGTAGTGCATGAGTACGATCGATTCTGCTATCAGTAACTACATTAGTAGCATGCAACGTTCCGTACACATTTAATACCGCACCTCCATTTACTGGATTACCTATGTTAACCTCTCCGTTTTTCTTAACAGTAATACGTTCTATCCCGTCTGAAATAATAGCCATATCGTCATTACTATGCGTTCCAAAATGTGCTATTCCACTATTAGGACTTCCAATAACAATGTTAACATTGTTATCTAATATATCAATTGTGAAGTTTGGCTCTTCTGTGCCTATTCCTAATCGATTAAATGTGCTGTTAACAAATAGAAAGTCTCCTAATGTAGTATCACCAGCAACTGATAATTTATTTAATGTACCAAGACTGGTTAAACTACTCTTTGTAATAGTTCCACCCAGTGCAGTTGCACTAATAACTGGAATATTATTGATGTTGTATGTATTAGAAGAACCAATATCTAAATTAGCATTAGACCATAATCTGCCACCAGCCCTATATATCAGCTGAGTTTGTCCATTTGTGTGAGACCAACTAAATCCTTTTCCGGTTAGATCGGAATCTAGTGCAGAAACCCAATTACCGGAATCTGTGGAATTGTTGTCTGCAATTAAATTCTTAACCTTAAGTGTTCCTACATTAAGGGTACCGCCGATAGTTGCATCACTTGCTACACTAACATTGCCGGTAATGCTGTAGTTACCAGTATGTGTTACCAACCCTTGAGTTGCACTCAGTGATAGATTGCTAATACTAACGGTTTTGTCTTCAATATGAAATATTTGGGCCATGGATAAACACTCTCTTTTGAGTATTTATCCATGTTTTGTCTTAGATTACTGAACTTTAAGAAGAATAGTATCTTCGTTAATGCGACCATTCATTTTGGTGTCTGTGGCATTGATATCTTCTAAAAACTTACGTAGGGCAATCTTACCTGCTGACTTGAACTCTTTGAGTTTTTCTTCAGGTTTACGCACAGTTTTTTGCACACTCTTGAACTCGTCAAAGTTAATAACTGTGGTACCTTTAACACTTAGAGTATTAAATTCTGCTGCAACATACTTGCCCAATTTACGTGTTTTAGTGTTAAAGATCCAAAGCTCACCTGCTCCAATGATATCCTTTGGATTAATACTTACAAGTTTTAAGGGTTCGTTACTCTTCATGAACTTGAGTTTAGCAATCAACATCTCAACAGGCACACTTTTCTTAGCACGGGGAGCACGATTAACTTTGGCTTCCTGTGCCAGCATATCACATGCACTGGCAATCTCTTGATAGAAAGCTATCAAATTACGTATTTGCTTTTTAGTACGATGACTATATGCTTCCTTCAATTGCTCGTCGCCCTTGCCGCTTGCAAGTTCTTCAAGTTCAGCCAAATCACGTGCGTACAAGTCTTTGATAATTCGAGCATGAGCTGCCTTAACTTCTTTTCCTTTAAGCAAGTTTAGCATTTTAAATGCTTTTGGATCAAAATTCTCTGGGTCTGTTTGGAAATTTTCAATGGCATCTTCAATTTCTTCAGTCATGCGATAAGATGCTTCACGCACACGTTCTTGAATAGTAGGCTGTGCTACTACAGGTTTAGCGTCAACAACTTCATCTTCCTTGTCATTTTTGCCTGCTTCGATTACTTCAACAATTGATTTACGCAACCAAGCACTGGTATCTCGTCCATCGTTGAAATCTTCACGAACAGCTGGCATACCGCGATTCAAACAGCTGGCAATCGCACCCATTGTAACATTACAACGATTGTCTTTGGTTTTCTTAAAAGCAGCAATATCTTCTTTTGCACAACCAACATTAGTCATCCATTTGATAATAGCTGGCTTCAAATCTTTACCGCTGAATTCCAAACGGTAGTATTCCATAGCACTATGCCAGTGACGCAAAAATTGTCTAGCATCCATTGTCTCTGAATTATCCCATACAGGACTGTAATCTTTAGCCGCTTTGGTACGATGTGCTGTAACTTGTTTTTTAGTTACGCGAGTTTTGGTTGCTACTTTAGCCATTTCTTGCTCCTATTTTTGTTAAACAATACACATATTATATACTCAAATAGAACAAATGTCAACAGTTTTTTTGAGAAATATTGTATCTAATATACAGCCCTATAAATATGTCACAAGGAAAATTATGGACTTTACACCTGGAAAACCAATTAGAACCTATGCCCAAAATGGCTCATGGAGAGATTGGAGTACTGATGAATTGGTAGGAGACAAATTAAACTTCTTACCAAATTGGAAATGTGGCGCAGGCGTTAACAGTCTGTACGTTGATATGGACGGCCACGTTTGGACCGCTAGTTGTCGTGTTGACGGCAAATTGGGAAATGTGTTTGAAGACTTTCGTGTACCTGATGATTGGATTGATTGCAAACGTAATGTTTGTAGTTGTGGCGCTGATCTTTTTATTCCAAAAGTTAATAAAATTGAATTTAAACCATTACTTCGTAGAGGCGCCGGATTAGAAACTGAAATTGAGCTACGTGATGATACCCTAACTGATTTTGTTGCTATGGAGCGCACCCATGCTAGTAATCAAAAACAAGTGTATTGGGAAATAGGTCGTCGTTGCAATTATGACTGCAGTTATTGCTGGCCGTGGATACATAATAATACTGATCCGCACAAATCATTAGAAGACCTAATGAAAGCTACAGCACTGATAGAAGAGAAATTCACCAAAGGCGAAGTTGCCAATTTTATTATCAGCGGAGGAGAACCTACTGTTAATAAAGATTTTTTAGATTGGTTACGTTATTTAAATGCGGTAGGGCACCATGTTAGCCTACACAGTAATGGCAGTCGACTACCGGACTACTACAGAGAAATCATACATTATGGTGATTTAAATATTAGCGTACACTTTGAATTCTATGATCGCAAAAAGTTAGTCAAAGTTATTGAAGCCGTAGCAGATGAAAAAGCCAATAACGGTGGGTTAGGTCACTTGGAAATAAAATTCATGATGGCACCACATAATAGAGAAGAAACATTAAGTTTAGAAGAGGAACTCAAAACACTTCCGCATTTTATAGACTTTTGTACCTGGGCCGTTGTACCAATCCGTGGCGGTTTAGACAATAAGAATAGTAAACCAAATTCTACTAGCGGAAGCGAAGTTATGGAGGGTTATACTAAAGAAGATTATATTTTGTTTGGAGATAGAAAGTGAACCACATTGTAACAGTTACTTGTGACAGAGACTTTGACATGATGTTGATGCAAGCACAGAGTATTGATAAATTTTTATTAGATAGATCCACACACTGGGTTGTAATACAAACTTCTAGTAAACCAATACAAGAATGGGTCGATGCATTAAGTCCGTATTATACCGGGCCTTGCCAGTTGCGGTTTTTTGATACACGCTCTTATAAGAAGACACTGAGTGAAAATCTACTAACACCCGGGCATAAAAATTGGATTGATCAGCAGATGTTAAAATTATTAATTGTTGATCGCATTGATAGTGATTCCTACTTGGTATTGGATACTAAAAATTTCTTCATCAAGCCAACTAGGTTATCTGAATCTCCTCAACATGAGGGGAATGCTTTTATAGATGAGAGACAGAAACAATATCGATACTGGCCCGATTGGATAGAATTATTAGAAAATATAACTGGTAAAAAACCAACACATTTTTGGGAACCAACAACTCCCTTTCGAATGAAAACATCAATCGTAAAAGAAATACTAAACAATCATCCTAAGCTAGAATTACTTTTTGATTATGTTCACAATGGACTTACAATTCCAGCAGGAATAAGTGAATTTATATTGTATAGATTTTATAGTAATTTTGATTTTAATACATCTGTTAAATCTTTTTCATTTACTTTTTGGGGAAATTATACAATAGAAATGTTTAGATCGTGCCTTACTGACAATAACATTAAAATCATAGGATTTCATAGATTTTTTATACGAGATCAATCTGATGACTGTATTTCTGAAATTCAAAAATCTTTAATAGAAATAGGATTTGACAATAATATTGTTAACAGAGTATTTGATAAAAAGTATTGGGCAATAAATGTAAACAATCACAGTAAATTAAACCAGCCTCAGCATTAAATTTTTTCTAACATTACATCACAATACATTTCGTTTTGTAATGCCATACCAGTTATCTTCCAACCCTCTTTTACACACAACCAATTTACTACTTCTACGGTCCCGTAATCTTCTTTATTTCTATGATCGTACATCATATAATCGTTATAAATTAGTTTTCCTCCGGGCGATAGCTTTGCTTGGGCAGCTTTGGTATCTTTCCAAATACCTTTTAATGAATGATCCCCGTCTATATAGATCAAATCATAAGTGCCTTTGTATTTGTGTAAATTAGTAGAACTATCTCCTTCAAATATCTGCAAATCTACGGTGTCACCAAATTTATTTTTTAGTCGATTGTAATAAAAATCACTGTGTGTTGACCCATTAAATTTTTCAATGGCAGGTATTCCATTAAATGAAACATTTGCATTATGTAGTTTAAATATATCATATGCTCCGAATATTTTAGGTGTCAATGTTTCTATCATATATTCGGAAAAATCACCATAAGCAACACCTAACTCGGCAATAGATTTTATGCCAGATCCTACTAGGTTATCAATAAGGTTACGCCTGTGAGCAAAAAGTTTAGCATCTTTCAAATGTTCTGGTTGTAATGGTAAGGGCATGATTATCTAATATAAGTGTCATCTTTTAATGATTGTATAAAACTTTTAAGCTCTACAGCGTTAGCTACTTTATCCCATAGCTGTTCAGTTTTTCTCTTTTTTAGTTGATCATTTATTTTCCCGCGATATATTGGACGTTGTATGTATTCAAATAGTTCTGCTACTATATTTTCATAGTGTATAGTAGTGTAAGTTATATCTAGCGATTTCAACCAATTATCAAAATTCTTATTTTGTTCGTATAACCAAGCCATTTCTTCAAAGTGATGTATTTCTAAATCATCGGGTAAGTCAGATGCTGTAAATTCGTGCCACACACCTGTGGATAATGCTAGTCCGTAACTTAGTATTTGAGCTTCTATATCTTGTCTTTTTAACACTACAAATTCTATATTACATTTTTCTATTCTTTTAATAATTTCTTTATGATTAGGGATATTACTGTAAGGAAAAAATCTTACCACAAGTGATTGATTTTTGTCACCATTCTCTAATGCTAATAGCACATTTTCAACACGTTCTTCTATAGAAATTGAGCTAGTATCATCGTAATAGTTAAGAGTGTTATCATCGTTTATTTTTACTCTAGTTTCTAAATTATGAGTAAATGGCTCGTATAGGTTTGCCATGTTACGAGTTGAACTTTCAAGCAGTGTGGCCAGTAATTGACTACCACTACGCGGTAACCCTAAAATGCAAAATCTCTTTTTCATTACTTTTCCTTAGTACTCATAATATCAAAATTACAATGACACATATTTTTGCTACACACTATTGGCTCAGTTGGGAGAGTTAAATCTACGTCGTTTATTTTACCAACAGCACCACCCTCTTTACACCATCCTCGATAAATTGAACCATCCATATCAACAATCAATTGCTCAATACCAGCATAGCATTTCCAGCCAGACCAGTCATTGATTTTTTCGCTAATGAACCTATGCGCACTTGATACTTGGCTAGTACCGTCAGGATATACTACACGCATAGCACCTCTGTAATAATCAAATGTCTTGGTAAATTTAATATGTTTACTGATTAATTCGTGTTGCTTATCAAATATTCTCTTTTGAAAATCATTATAATCATAGAGTGTATCACCAAAGTCGTGGATCAATGGCTGCAAGGCCATACTAATATTGCCTAAATTTTTAATTTTATTTGCTACAGCATAACAATGATCAAACTTTTCAGGACTCATCATTATGTTAACGTGAGTGCGTACATCGTTGTTTAATAATTTAACTACGTCAATAAAGTGTTTATCGTCAGCATGCTCTGGATGAAAGCTAAGACATACATGATCAAAGTATTGTTTATTTTCTTCCCAGTATCTTAGTGTGCGTGATCCATTACTGATTAAACCAACTTTGACACCCATCTCAGAACAAAATTGACAAATTTCAATAAAATGTTTATACATTGTGACTTCACCACCAGTGAATTCAAAATATATTTTTTTATGAAAATATTGATCTTTTACACGAGCAATGAAATTTTTAATTACGCTAGGATCAGGCCAATACTTTGATCCATCGTGCAGTGCTGAAGGACAATACGAGCAACTATAGTTACAGGTATTGCCCAAGCACCAATTGACTACAAACCAATCTTCGTGCGAATTGTTTGAATGTTCTAACCGTATATATTTGTGTTCCATGGAAAACCTTATAATATACTAGTTATCTCAAGTCCATAGTGCGTCTCTAATTTTAATAAGTCGAATCATCATATCGGTATCTTCTTTTTCATATGCCGCTTCAATCTTTTGAAGCAACTTATGCGCCTTGTCGCTAGCCTTTTTAACAGCAGGATCTTTTTCCTGCCCCCAATTTAGCTTGCCACCATTGGCAATACGACTTGCTTCACAGGCCGCAGTCCAACCACTGGCTTCGTATGGATCGGGTCGGTTACGATAGGTCACAGTCCACCAATTGTAAAGTTCTTTGATTTCCTTGGCACGTAGTGCTTGACCAGTTGGTTTGCCATAGTCAGGATGTTCGGGCCCACACCAGTCGTTATTAGTTAGTGTCATGGCCCAGTCTAAGTGATCAAGGCCTGCTTGCGGACAACGCCATGTACGCCAGCGGAACCAACCTGTGGCCCAGAATGGTGCATTATATTTGGCTTTATCTTTTTCATCACCCCAGGCAATGTGACTCCATGCTTGTTCTACTTCAACAAAGTCAACAAGTTCATTAAACAAACATGGCAAGAATCGATTCCCAACATCGCACCAGTTGCCAGGACGAATATCGCGAACATGAGCAGTAAGACTATGAGTCCGAGTAACCCACCGATTATTAATATAATACTTGATATCATAGAGTTTCCTTACAGGCCAAGTTACAAAATCTTGTAGATGGCCGAGCCCTTCTTCTGCTAGCCAGTAACGGAAATTGTGTTTCATTTGAGCTGTGGTTGTCCAGTCGTCCCATTCTTCGGCTGTTCCTGCACTCAATTTCTTAGTACCTCGGATCCAGTCTGCGAAAGGAGTACAACTCCAGTAGTTAGTGTGATGTGCCATTTTATTTTTTAAACCCAAACGGGCATTTACTTTCGTATTTGTTTATGAGATTCTTTGTCGTTCCGTACTTATTAAGAAACGACGTAGGAATTAAACGCTCTCTTTTGTTCATAAACTCTTCTTCGCTGAGTTTATGCACATGTACTTTTACACTCCTATCATCCATTGGTACAATATTAACCATAGGAGTTCCTTCTTTAATCAAAAGATTTTCTCGAAGATTTTGAAAACTAAAAAACATGTTAATATCAGTTGTGGAATTATATTTGTAATTAACTACACCTGGGGGTATGATAAAATTTCCCGGATTTCTAAATCCCCATGTATTCTGAACCCACATCCAGTTGATATTTTCCTTGCATTCAATTAACCACGGAGTTTGAATTTTTAAATGTGAATATTCATTCGGGTTTAAATAGCCTTCCATCTGTCTAAAGGCATGATGGCCAGCGGCTGATATACCATCAGCAAACTGTAAACCAAACTGGCGATTAACCGTCAATCCAATCGCCATCTCACTCCATAAAGGAATGGTAATTCCGTTGTTAAAAAACTGATTAAATCCTGTACAACCTTTAATAGTTGACTGTGGGAATATACCCGACTCATCTGGATAGCTTTTATCCAACACCTTCCACCAATCGGGGAAAAATTTGTTAGTATTATCAATCGGATAAAAGTCGTGAACATACTGTCTGCCGGTAAAGCAGTCTACATTAATAGTATTAGACTTAAACCAAAACATCATTTAACAAACGATTTTAAATCAGGCGGAGTCCAGCCTACAGGTTTTAATACCTTACCGTCCTCACGTTTACGAACTTTACCAGTATCTTTATCAATCTTGGCAAAATTTGTTTTCATAACTTCTTTCCAAGCACCTTCGGCATCAAAACCCGCACTATGTATAGCACCAATAGTAACGACTAAAATATCAATAAGTGCATCTAATTCTTCTACAGCATCGCGAGTTGCAAATGCAACACTATGCTCTTCCATTTCTTCTTTAATTAAATTAAGATACAATTTGTATTGATCTTCGTTGTGTGTGCCTACTGTCTGATCGCAGGCCCGCATAAATTTTTCTTGATCTCTAAAAGGGTTTGTCATCTCATTGCATCCATTGTTAGTTCTTTTCCATATACATGGGCCACTGGTTTAATCCAACCATGATTAATACATTCTAAAATAAGATCTTTATAATTTTCTGGACAGCGATTACTTATTTCAAATCCTGCTCTTGGACAAGTTACAAATCCATCAGTTAGTGTAAACTTAGGATCACTTTGTCGTATAGTTCTAATATTGGTTGTTTTGCTAGTTATTTGCATTCAGGCCATCCTGTCTATATTTTGTCCTACGGCACAGTTCATTCGTCGTGCCATCTCAATGCGCTTTTGTTCGTTAACTTCTTTGTCGTACTTGATTCGTCGTTCTTCTAAAACTAATTCTTCGTGACGCTTGTCTATTTTTCTAATTTCAGATTGCTGATACAATTTGAGATTTTGTGCTGTAACACTAGTAATTGCTGTCATAACTTTTCTCCAATTTCAAAACCTCTAAAACCCTTAAATCTTGGAAAACGTAAACTATATGTACCGTCTTGGTTTTGTGTAATAGCATCCGCTCTTACTTCGACAATGTTTCCAAGCACGTTTGCACGGTTATTCCAATAATCATCACGATTACTATCAGTAAAACCGGATCCAACGTTGACACGTATTGCTTTACCGTCATCAACACCTTCGCACACAAATGCACCAAGTTTACCAATATTTTTTCCTGTACCTTCTTCAACATTTACAACCTCCAATGATACTTCAATGAAAGGCTTCAACTTCAGCCATGCAACACTACGTTTACATTCATAAGGAGCTTCTGGATCTTTAATCATAATGCCTTCGTACCCACCAAGTACAGCTTGTTGATTAATTTCTTTAAATCTTGCATATCCTTCTGGTGTTTCCAAATCAACAAGTTCGTTGGCAACATAAGTTACATTAGGCAACATGTCTTGATTCTGCTCAACCCAAAACTTAACCATGCTACTGCGAGTAGTTTGATCTTTGTTGTAGATACCTTTCTCAAAATCTTCTAATGGCAACACATCAAACAAGTTAAGCACGGCATCTCCTGCTTCTATATTGTCCTTACGGTGTACTTGCTTCATCAAATCTTGAAAACTACTAGACATAATTTCTCCATCTAGCACTAAGTCCATACTTTTACTGGAGCCTTTTAGTTGGACCACGTTTGAAATTTGTTGTGCTATGTGAGGGAAATTAGCAAGTTCTTTACCATTGCGACTGAACATGTCCACCCGACCATCAGCACGAACGATAGTGATAACACGGACACCGTCAAGTTTAACTTCGATAAGTTTCTTGCCGGCGACTTTAGTTTCATGATTAGCACTATCATGAGCAAGCTGACAACCAAATACGGGAATAGCATAGTCAGCATATTTCTTCTCCACTACTTTGTTAATTGTTTTTTCGCTTACACCACAGCGCAAGTCTTTGATTAAAATTCTACGATACCAACCATTCCATTCTTTTTTGGTAGCTGACTTCATCATGGCCTGAATCATATCACGTGCTGTATTGCCGGTGACATTGCGAGTAACAAGGCCAGTAAGAGCGAGAGTAAAACTATCCCAAGGTAAGCCAGGGCCATCTTCATCTGTTTTCTCCGGAATTTGTTTAAGTCCAAACGTAATCATTGGATCAAGTGCAAGACGACAACCGTGAAAGAATTCGTCATTTCCTTCTTGGGCAATAGCTTCAATAATTGCTTCTTTGTTCAAACGACTTGGATGACTTTCTAAAGCCCAGATATGACTTGCGCAAACACTCATTTTAACTCCAATGATTAACTGTACAAGTGTATATTGTACAGTGTAATTATCAGTATGTCAAGTGGTTTGTGGTCTTAAATGGCTTGCCGTAGTAGGCATTTTCCAAATTACGCATGATCAAATTTCTCATTCTGCGTATGATTGGATGATTGTGATTCCAATCAAATGCTTTCAAATAATCGTTCCAAGTGGAATTTTTATGTCGTCGACATTGATTTGAATCTAGATAGTAACCTATTGCTGTGGGGTCGTAACCAAATCGATCAATCAACTCGCAGGCACAATTGAAAGCATGGGCACCCATTTCGTCTCGATCCCCATAGTACTCTTGTTTTTTGCGTTCTTTGGCATATTCAGCTGTGCTTTGGTATCCAGGAATATTTTTGAAATTTCGGCTACGGAACTGACGTTGATGCACAATCTCATGTAGTACCACATCGGCAAATCTCACAGCCATGCGCTTAAATCGATGTTGGGTAAGTTTAAGTTTCTTGTCAGCAGGATTGTAATTAAAATTGACTTCTATAGCAGGCAATTTTTTTCGATCCAAATCGCTGTAATATACTCCTCCCATAAAAACAAAACCTGGAGTGGTAGGTGCATAAATGCACTTTTTCAGTTTGAGAGGTATATGCGCTTTGACATGTCTAATAATGCGTTTTTGTATTTGGCTGGGGCTCAACTCTTTGCCCACTATTTCACTATTGAGTGAATAGAACATAGAGTACAGATTACTGCGGGTTAATTCCGACCAATCAAATGGTAGCTGAGTCATGGCACACTCCTAGTAAGTATATTTATAGTATACTAGGGCGTACCGTTATATACGCATATTATGGACGTTTTGTTATGATTTCGTCAATCAACCCGTATTCCAAGGCTTCCTGCGCACTCATGTATTTGTCTCGTTCCATGTCGTATTTGAATTGCTCGTAGGTTTTGCCCTTGCTGTTATGGTTAACATAGATCTGTGTCAAATTCTTCTTCATTTTAAGAATCTCTTCGACTTGGATTTCCATGTCTGTAGCCTGCCCACCTGCACCGCCCGAGGGCTGATGAATCATGTGTCGAGCGTTTGGTAGCATTTTACGCTTGCCAGGAGCACCAGCAGTAGCAAGCAGACTTCCCATACTACAGGCTTGGCCCATGACGACTGTGCAAACATCAGGCTTAATGAATTGCATAGTATCGTAAATAGCCATGCCAGCTGTAACCACTCCGCCCGGACTATTGATAAAAAAGGTAATGTCTTCATTTCCTTGACTTTCTAAAAAAAGTAATTGTGCCACTAACAAACTGGAACTATGTTCGTTAACATCGGTGTCTAGCATGACAATTCGATCTTTTAGTAAGCGACTGTAAATGTCGTAACTACGTTCTCCGCGAGCTTCTTGCTCAATAACCATTGGTACTAAATTTGGCATCTTTATCCTTTAAAATTTGATGTATCGTATGTTTGAGCAAAGATGTCTTTTTTAACTACACCGTAGTCATTTGTACCGTGACGAACAATAACATCTTCGCCTGTATTATAGTGTAGCTTCTCTCCCCAGCTGGTGTCAACACTTCCGGAATGATCTGCAAGTTTAGCAATCTTCATAATCTTTTTAGGAGTACAAACACCGTGGCCGTGATCATCTTTAAGTTCTTGGAACTTGTGCGGAGGGATTGGGTACTGTTCACCTTTTGGTCCTGTTAAGATATAATAGCCTGCCTTATAGTTTACAGGACCTTCGAGTGTTTCAATTTGCCCATCTGAATCAGCAATTTCGTACTTTTCTTTGGCAGGCTTTTTGTAAGTTTCAAAGCCATCATGTTTGAACCAATTGTCGGTAATACCTTCAATTGATTCTACAATTTTAATAAATTCTCTAATCATATTAATTACTAATAGTCACCTGGCCAACTACAGCACCAGGTTTTTGTAGTGCAGCTTCCCGCTTGGCTCGATACTCAGCATTATCTACTGGAAGTAGATTTAGTGTGCCGTTTCCAGTTGGAGTAACTACGCTAACCTTATCTGACTTAGCGGGAGCAATTTGCTCACTAGGGGATAGTGTTTGCGGTGCAGGAATTGGTGTTACTGTAACTTGGTCTCGATCGAGTTCTTTAAATGCTTGTTCTTCTCGAGTCAATGCAACTTCTTTTTGTCGTTGTACTTCTTTACCAATTTTCAATACATTGGCATCACCTGTTGGCAACACAATCAATACATACGACCGAAAACGATTTCCTTCCGCAATATGTTTGACTTCTCGAACTTCTACGCCAAGTAAGCTGACTTCACGACAGGCTGTGCGAACAGCAAGTTCTGTATTGTCGGTACTGGCTTTTTCAGTATCAGTTTTAAAAATCTTAGTACTTTGGCTAGCTGTTCCGCCAGCTGTCATACAAATTTTACCATAAGCATCGGATTTAGCTTTATGATCGGCCATGGCCATATCGTAGCTTACACCGGTACCGGATGCGTAAACAGCATTGTTGCTTGAAGGCAATTTATACATCCATTCAGGAGCCTTGCTAATAGCATTATCTACATATTTTTCTTGACGCTGGCGTTCAGCATCTGCTCGGCGTTCGTATGCGTCCGAAGTAGATCCAAAAATCTGTGCGCTAGCATTGGTGCCAAGAAGTGCAAGGGTTGAAGTCAATACTAGTGTCTTAAAATTATTTTTCATTTTAATTTCCTTTGTTAAGATCCACGGATGGCTTTGAAATCTTTTCTTTAGTCCATTCTGCAGACGATTGGAGATCCTTACCTACACCTGCTACTGTTGAGCAAGCGGCAAGACTTGTTACTAAAATCAATGCTACTACTGTTTTCATTTTGCCAACTCCGTACTTTGTGTCTTAACTGTGTCTACACCCTTGTCCAACATTTTAGCAATGCCGGAAAATCCAACTGTTGCTAGAACTAGTCCAAAGACTGTGCCTAAAATAAATGCCTTCATATAACCCTCTCTGTGTGTTAAAATTTAATTATAACGTAATGGTACGTTAAAGTCAACCTACCATTTATCCACAATTAGCCAATTTGTATCTGAATTATCAACTTGGCAAATTACACCGTTGAAGACTTTTAATTGCCTATCTACAACTAAGTGTTCTTGGAACATACGGCAACGACTATTGCGATATGTAAAGTATTTTTTATTTGATCCAAACGGTGCTTCTGTTTCTAAAATTGTATTACCTTTTTTAAGGGTTGCAGGTACCGTTTCACCTTCTCTACAACTAGTAACACTTTCGGTTTTGAACCGTCCGGGCATATCCATAAGAAGATTCTTACGTGCTCGTTCTCGGGCATAGTAACAAAGGCTTTCGGGATTTTCCCAACCTTTTTCAGTTTCTCTCAAATGGTATGTTTTACCGTCTACATCCATATCAAATTCTACAGTACATTGGCCCATAATTTTAGTATCTTTTACTAAATTAGTAATTGGTCCTACTTGGCGTTCGTTTGTCAGTTGACTGGCTACTTTTACATTACATTCTGCCATGGCAAAACTACTAACCAAACAAGACAATAGTATTAGTGTTTTCATGATTGCACACAACTATAGGTATACCACCAAATAGTAGCCTTGAGCCTGCTATTAAAAATACGATCCGATTCTTCTAATTTTTCAGGATCGGGATTAAAATTCTTTGAACGCTGTAATTTTGTTAGCTCAGCTAATTGTTGATCTTTTTTATCACAACTTACTGGATATTTTTTTAGATCTTCGTAAGAAATTTCACGAAAATATTCAGTAGTCGGAACTACAGTTGCCGCAGAGTTACTATGATCGAACAATGAGAAAAATGTCCAAATAATTAGTAAACCTATCAGGAACCTTAGTACCGGCAAAAATATTGCTAGTATGACACCTGCTGTAATAATAAGTAAAAACATATTTGCCTATCAATGAAGTTTCATTAATAGTATTATATGCTCATTACTGATACTTGTCATCCAATTCGACGCTCGAAAGTGATGCAATAGTTTGGAACTTTTCCCAAGCCATTTTAGCGGCTGGATTGGTCTCTAGCTCACTGTTTGGTAAAACTGCTTCTAACCAAATTTCTGGTCGGCGGCGTGGATGCGCACCAAATTGTCGAGGCTGATGCATCTTGCCATCTTCGTAGATCATAATGCTTACGCTACGAAATTTATCTTCGTCGTCTTTACTATGGTAATCATAGTTTCCCCATTCAGGGTTGCTTAATCCGCCGAGGCAGTAACCTGACCAAATTCCGGCCCATTGGTCGTCATCTCGAGGATCAAAGTCTGTACGAGTAATTAATACCAATACATCGTCTATGTTTACCCGTCCTTCCACAATGTCTAAAATACAACGGCTGTAACTTAACCCAATTTTCATTTTGCCTTCTCTCCTAATTCTTTATAGCCTGCCCAACTTGGATGAATGCCGTCCGGTTGTAGGCGTGTAATTGGTAATACTGTATCTCCAAATCCTCCTGCAACTTCACGCACAATTGCTTGGACTTCTGGTTTGATTGCCGGTAGAATCCAATAGACACGCTTGGCCAATACCTTTGAACGGATAGCGGAAATTTCTTCTCGTGTGTTAACACCTTTGTGATCGTTTGATCCGAGACTAATGATTAATGTCTCAGCAAGTGGCAATGCACCTTTATCACCTTCAAGGTATTGTTTGCGCCATTGCCAACTATTAATTCCGCCCTTGGCAACAGCAACACAATCGGGTCTAAATTGTTTAGTACCAACAGCAATACTATCCCCAATAATTAAACAGTCAATCACATTAACCTCTTGATGCGGTTTTAGTGCGTATTACAGCCGGTCCGTCGCTTTCAAAATCCATTCCAGCATTTCGTCCTTCATAACATTTACCATTCCATTTCATACTAATTTTAACTGCTTTGTTGACAATTACATTGAGTAAGACTTTGTCCTCAAAATCTTGCACAACCGCTTCGGTCATCTTAGCACTCTTTGCCATTTTGATTTGACAAGTATCACTGTGCCTCAGTACTGTAGCCATTTTTATCTCCACGATTAAATGTAAAAGTTACATTTTTAATACTGTCCCAACGAAAGCTTCTCCAAGCGTTGGCATCTAAATCAAACACAGGCATTACATCGTCATTTACTTTACGTTCTGATTTAGATTCTACACTAGCAGGATCTTTAAACATAATAAATGTTGGATTAGTAGTACACCGCATGACACGTTCACTACCATCTTTTTTAGTAAATGTAACCGATACATTTTCCTGTTTTAATACGTTTTTAAGCCAAAGTTTAAAACGTTTCATATTGGATTCACTTAGCGGCATTTTCTAATTCAACAATACGTTCTTGTAACATAGAAATTCTATTTTCTAATTCATCAACATGTTCGGCAACTCGTTTCATAAAGTCAGCGGTATTTTCACCAGTTGTACGAAGCATTTGCGGTACGCTTAGTTCTTTAGTTTCTTCACTCATTTAAATCTCCAATAAAATATCGGGGTTCCAGCCACTGTTTTCACTGTAGCCGTCGTTTTCATAACCACGGGGGTTGCATACAATTCGTGTTTCACCAATCACATAATCAGACGGCTGATGCATGTGACCATGTGTCCACAGCACAATCTGTGGGTGATCCAAAATGAACTCACTTAGGTCACTGGCATAACCACCGTTCATAAGTGTCTGACTTGCGTATTGCTCATGCACACTTTTAAAACTGGGAGCATGATGGCCTACCACCACACACTTCTTGTCCTTGTGTTCTTGAACAATGTGTTTGATATAGCCCAGCGTCTTGTCGTGTCTAATAGCAACATCCAGCGGACTCATAGCCGCATACTCACGCTTTTCATTACGAATAATTTTAAAGTCGTTCATCATATCTTTGATAGCATGCATGGTCAAAGAATCTCGACGATTCATGTCAGTCCATAATGTTCCACCCACAAACACAACATCAGTTACTTCACCTGTTTCTTTATTCCTATCTTGAATAATGTAAGTATCTTGTTCCAACATATGAATGTTGGGATACTTGGCACACTCGTCACGCATGTAATCAATGGCACTGTAAAACTTACCGTGATAGAATTCGTGATTGCCCATGATGTAGATCACATGAGGAAACTGAAAACTACAACGCTTAAAGAAGTCGCGAAAACGAGCGACCCGTTGCATCTTACGGCTAAGATCTGCCAATGCTCCACTGCTATATGGATTAAAGTCAGCGGCATGATGATCGTGCAGATCCTGGGCGATGCAAATATCACCACCTAGGATCAGTACATCATAGTCCTGATCATTAACAATATTAATGTCGCTGAACTCCAAGTGGAGATCAGATACAAGTTTAATCCTCATGGTCTTCTTTCTCTGTTTCAAACGGCCAAGCCGTTTTGCTTTCTAATACAAATTTTTGAGCATCTTCTTTGGTAAGACGCCCTGCTTTATGTTCTTCAATAGCAAACCGTAACGCTTCTTCAACAAACGCATTAAAGGTCATATCACGCTCGTGTGCTAGTTTCATGTATTGTAACAGTTCTTCATCTGAAAAGTCAACTGGAACTGATATTCGTGTATCATAATCTTCGCCTGCTCGAATAGCAAGTGCTTTTCGGATAAAATCATCCGCCACTTCCAAATCAATATAGTCCACATCGTCCCAAGCTTCGTTTAAATTCACATCGCGAGCCTTGGCTTCTTTGCTGTGCTTTTCAACATTTTTTGGATTGATCATGCGATAGGCACGATCATTGGTATAATCGCACATACTGACTTCATATACCTTTTGGCTCTTGGTGCTGAACACAATACTGAAACTGTATCCACCTTTACCGTGAACGCCATTCCAGCTATCTAGCGTATAGCTATTCGGACCATAACATCCCCAACCATAATCACCGCCTTCGGTAATTTTATAGTCAACTAGTTCCATCCATTCTTTCATCGAGATCATTATTCGTTTCCTTCTTCGTTATAAACAATATTTCTTTCTGTGGCATGTTCTTCACATAGTGTAGTAACCCATCCGCCTCCAACACGCTTGCCATGTTTGCCACAAGTTTCGCAAGTTACTCCTGACATTGATTCTGCCATCGTTACCATACCGCTGATATAGTCATCGCCACCGGTGTAATAAAAACGCAGTGTGCCAAACTTTTCTTTGACTTGGTCTAGCGTTACTTGTGGAATAGCATCCGGAACTGGCCGCATGTCTTCCGGCGAAGCTGTACTATTAAAAGTAATTGCCCAGTTACGTTGTTTCTCTTTCCAGTCAATGTGATGTTGAATATTGCCCATGAGTTGATCCAAGATATCAAACCAACCATCGCCACAGCTGAACCCCCAACACATGCAAGTTTCAGTCATAGGCTTGTCACGGTTCACCATCATCTTTGGATACCGTTCACATAGCAATGTATCTAGTTCTTGTTTCATTTTTCATCCTCTGTTACTACAAAGTGATCAATAATCAAATCCAGTGCGGCAATGGTTTGCATATTGAGTCCAACATCTTCAGGATGTAGCCAATAGCCGTCTGGGTTAGTATCTGACTTTGGATTCTTCTTCCATTGCTTTAGTTCTTTCTTGAGATACGCACGATAATCTTTTAGGTTAAGACTGGTGATACGATCAGCGGTCTCACCGTCAATCCATTGGTGAGGTTTATGTTTTGCTTTGCTCATTATGATCTCTCGTTAATTCTGCTACAAATAAAAACTTTTCGTATGCCTTACGTACAGTTGGGTTAGACAATAACTTGTCAGCTTCCAACATCATGGCTTTAACTCCTGCCTCAGCACAGTCATGCACACTGAGCCCGGTTAGTGTACAAAGTTCGTCACCAAATTCTTTGGCTAACTTTTCCCAAGCCTTCTTCTGTCCTAGTGTAATAGGGGTCTTCTGTGGTCTAAGCTCGCTGGCCTTTGATATAGCCCGGCAGATAGCATCTTCTGCTACACGCCCAGCGGCAATCATTGCGGCATAGTTAGGGTCGATGTTGTACCTGCGACTAGTACCACCAGGGTAGCTCATAACCAAATGAGTACCCTTAGTAAAGCCGTCCATGAAGTCGTTATCATACTCAGCAACAGGCACATACTTGCGTCCAATCTTTTCGTAATATATCTTTTTCATTCTACTACACCTTCCACACGCTTGCCTTCTTTAAGTGTACGCATCAATTGTCGATTACGTTCCTTTTGTTCAGCCGCCGAGCGTTTCTTGTCATCGCTCAACTTGAGCATCATGTCGTATTCACGTGCCCATCGAACACCAGCTAGCCAATCTTCAAGACGTTCAACACTACCAATAAACAATTCAGCATCACGACTGTAAATTGGCAATGCGTCAGGATCTTTTGGCTTGAGGCTTAGGGCACCGTGATCATCAGACCAATCACTGTGTTTGCTCTTGGCAAACTTAAATCCTAGCTTGTCGATTTGTTCTTCAAGACGACGAATTCGTTCAATTGTATTCCAACCAGCCATATCAATCCTTATCTATAGGCACACAAAATTTAGGGAACATTCCAACTTGTATCCACATGTCATCATGCTGTTCCATAATGACTCCACCTAAACACATAATAGGTCTAGGCTTAGTAATTACTAACATAACTAGCTGTGCAATGATAACTATGCCTAAGATAGTCATCAATGTTCTAAATGTCCATGTACTCATATAATTTTTCCTAGCCCTAGCCAAATTAATTGATCTAGTTCTTGTTGATAGTCTTGTCCAATTCTACGTTTTTCGTAGATGGCTTGCAACACTTCCTTACCATCGCCATAGTCCATAACACCAGAACCGCGAGACTCTAATTCTTCAATAAGATCATCTGTTTCAAATTCTGACAAGTCGACATCTACTTCAACTTCTGTGTAAATTGTTTTATACATTATTGTACTGCCTTAACGTAATTTAATCTAGTCACATCATTTTGATGCTTCCAGTGTTTGCTGTGATCTTTAACTTTGGCTTTGACAATTACACACGGGCCAAGAGTCAGTGCTGTTTTGTTTAACCACGAAACCATCCTGTTGTTTATTATAGCAGAAATATTGTAGCCTTCAAAGTTTTTTGACTTAACTGATTCAAGTATTTCACAATCTAAATCTTTTAGCTGGCTACCAATTTCTCCAAGATAACCTTCTTCAACTTGTCGTGCAACTTTTTTGATTTTGTTCTGAACTTTGTCCCTAGCATAGACACTTGGCAAGCAGGCAATGTATCCGAAGTTTTTAAGTTCAATTGCATCGTCACTTAAAAAACTATTGATATTAGTTTGAAATTCGTTTTCACCTTCGATGGCTGCAAACAATAGTCGTTTAAAATATGTTTTAATTTCTTCTGCTAATACAGCATCTTCGGGTAGTACACGAAGTGGCATAGGAGCGTCTTTTGGATCAGCTGTCCAGTTATTAGGATTTACTGTACACAACATCATCATTTTATTAGTTTGTTTTGAGTACAAATACTTGCCATCAGAAGCATATACTCCTTCGGCTTCTTTAAGATATGCACCGTTAACTCGCTGTGCGGCACAAGACAGTTCTAAAACTTGTTGCGTAGGAAACGTTTTCATATCGCTCACTTTGTTAGTTTCTATACGTGTATTTTACATGAAAACGTATCTCTTGTCAACTGTTTCTAAATGATGATATATCTTTTTGGATAACCTTTTGGTAAGAGTGTTTAAACCAAAATGTCCAATGTAAGCCCTGAGCTGTGGGCTTGAAAATTGGCTACCTGTGCGCATCTTGCTCAAAACACTAATCCTGCCCATGCGCTTTTTGGCACGAGTTGCATCCATTGTTCGTAACAGTTCAATTGCTATGCTGAACGCATACGCATCTAATTCGTCATCGTCTGCCAAGTAACGCTCATATGGAGTATCAAAATGCTCGCCATATTGATTATGGTCGCGTCGCATACTTTGATATTGATGTCTAAACTCATGCACAGTGGCATCAAAGATTTCTGTAAGAAAACTAGTTATTTGATGTGGCCCGAATGGTTCGTCGCCTTTTAAATTATGATAGACGATGACTTCTATAGCGGTATCCATATTGAAATCATTTTCGCTGTCATAGTAAGCCATGACATACCACTTGTCAGGATCTAGTGTTTTATCTTTTTTAGTCTTAATAGCAATATCAAAATCGTGTAATTTGAAAGTATTGCGGGTACGACCTATTAATTTTTTGAAAGTTGTTTGCTCAGAACTTTGCTCTCGAACTTGTTTACAAACTTTATATACACGTTCAAGAATTATGTTCATGATTACAACCTATAAGTTACTCTACCTTTTGAGAGATCGTATGTACTAACTTCTAATCTTACATTATCGCCTAGAATAATTCTAATTTTATTTTGTTTAAGTTTTCCGCCTAAATAGCAAAGAAGCAAATTAGGCATATTATCAACTTTTACTCTAAACATATTTCCGGGCAACACTTCTTCAACTTGACCGGTTAATTCAATTACATCATCTTTGCTCATACTTTACTAATCACAATAGAACCATCCTCAATTTCAATGTTCAACGTGTCTCCGTCTTTCCAGCCGGTATTCTCTAAAAGCTCGGGCGGAAGTTTCATAATAACATTATCCGGATCTCCAGGAATGTCTTCAAATATATCTTCTGCGTTAAATGTTAGTTTGTCCATTGTATATTTACTCTGTTATTCATCGTCACTCCAAGGAACTGGTCTCCAACCCAATCGATTTAAATCCAATTCAATTTCTTCAGTAACATGCCCTTCTGGTACATAGGTTCTGCCATCTGGATCTGTTTCAGGCATAACTGCGGTTAGTCCGTATCCTTTATCCCGGGTACCAATGCCGCTACAGTACCAATCAATATAGTCACCCTTTTCTTGCATATCGGCAATTATACCTCCGGCATGGCGCCAACTGCAACTCCAAACTTCGCCTTTCATTTCTTGCCAAAACTCTCTGCTTTGCCAAGTCATGTTGCACATTGCGGCATACAAGTTTTGAGCATAGATGTCCGACTGTTTAACTTTATCGCAAAGTTCTTTTGAACTGCGTAAGTCGTATTCCATATTGTTCTTTTGCCAAGCAGGATCTACGATTGCTTTGTCATCTTGTTCTTGCCAACTTTCGTACATGGCAATTAATTTAGAATCGGGCTCTTTGCCTTCATCTTGACACCGTTCAATATACCCGTCTCGTTGAAAAGTATGACGATCAGGGCTCTTATTTACTTTTACCATTATGGAAATTACCTTGGATGCAATGGCGGACTTCGTGTCCAATTGTATGAAAATTTGCTGTAGGTCCTGTGATGATTGTACACTGAGTGCCTTCGTTATTCCAAAAGCTGCAAGCATCGACACCAAATCCAAAGCCTTGTCCAGTTAATCGTTTGCTTTCTGCATCGCAAGCAGCCTGAACATTATTTACAGGTCTGAATGTAATAGTCGTTCGATTAGTCATGTTACGAGTCATAAGAAACTCTTCGTGCGGATCTTCTTGATAAGCAAACGAGTTAGCGGTTACTAACAAACTTACAATTACTAATGCCTTTTTCATATGTGCCTCTGTGTGTTAATAAAATGGTGTAGACGGTAGGATTCGAACCTACAAAGTCACCCTAAGGGCTAGACCCTTGCCCTCCGTTCGCCGAAGCTACTAGGAGGAGGTATACCAAGTTCCACTCACGTCCACATTTATATTATACAATCGATCTGCATTTAAGTCAACGCAGATTGGTTAAAACTAGTCTGCTGATCTAGTTAGATAGTAATCACGTATTTTGGTACATCCAAAAGAAGATTTGATACTTTCTTTAACAATGTTGGTATCGAATTTCTTACAAGAAAATACATCTAAATAAATTTGTCCTAGATCATCAACAAAATGAGCAACAATACTAGAAGTAACAATAATTTGTACAACGGTGAAGCCAGCTTTATCTGGAAATTCGGATGCGGTGTATTCAATTACAGGGTTGCCAACTGGCGACATATCTATATCTTTTACTAACTTTTTAATCCATCTTTCAACATTATCTCGATTTGACATCAACAACTGATTACCGCCTCCACAATCGAGTATTGATTGATAACCCCAGTAATCCATTTAATTTCCTTATTATATAGTAACATTGTACAATTAATTTAAATTTAAGTCAACAAAAAAGGCTCCGGAGAGCCTTTTTAAATTTAATCAATTATTTTGATTGAATCTTAGCTACTAAGCCAGCAGTAAAATAGTTCTCAAATTTCTCGTAAACTACTTTAGTTGCTTCTGCAAAGCGAACTTGCTCTTCTGTGCTCATACGAACAACTTCAATACCGTCAGCTTCTGCACGAGCTTGTACAAGTGCGATGTCGTCGATACTTAGGCTACGCTCATAACGTGCGGCTTCTTTAGCGGCTTCGCTAACAACTGCCTGTAGTTCTGAACTTAGTGTGTTCCAGAAGTCAGTACCAATCAAAATGCTTGTTAAGAACAAGCTGTGTTCTGTGTGGTTGATAACTTTAGATACTTTGTCGTGTCCTAGTGCATAAACACGAGGATATGTGCTTTCGCCAACTGTTACATTAGCTGAAGCCAAGTTCTCTGATAGTTCTTCCAATTCCATTGGAACTACATCAGCACCAAGGGTTTTGAATGTTTCGATAGCAACTGGGCTGAAACTTGTGCGCAACTTCATACCACGTAGGTCTTCAATCTTAGCTACTGCTTCATTACCAGGAATGATACGGAAACCGCCTGAGTATGTGAAAGCTAAACCTTTAACTTTCTTAGACTCTTGCAAGCTATCTAACAAACTAGCGCCGACTTCACCTTCGAATACGCGACTTGCGTGATCGTGGTCTTTAAACAAGAACGGTAGATCCAAAGCATAAAAGTCTTTGTTGATCTTACCTAGTGTAATTGTGTAAGTTTGACTCATTTCGATTGCGCCAGAATCTAGCAAATCTACTAAGCTGTGCTTGTCAACTACAACACCGTTATTGTACTTTTCAGCGTATTCGCTCATAGTCATAACTTCGATTTCAAGTTGTTCAGGTGCTCGTGCATTTACTTCTTGAGCAAATACTTTGGCGGCGCGAATAAACAACTCAATTGGCTCGTGTGCGAGTACCCATTTTATGTGTTTTTTGTTCATTTCAAATCTCCAATGGACTAATATACTTATTTAGTTGTTTTGGATTTTTCTGAGTTATCTGCTACTTTTTTACCCCAATCCGCTACGTTCCAAGCACGTTCGTGAAAGAAATAAAGTATGCTGTTAACTACTAAGGCAAAGCTAACAACTCCTAGCCCTACCATCCAGCTACCGCTTGCTAACCATCCACCAACAAAGTTTGTAATAGTTACTAGAATACGCCAAGTAATAACCTTAGCCAGTGAGCGCGGAATACGCTCTTGAAATTTAGTTTTTAAGTTTAACATATTTTTTTTTAATGTGGCCAGTCTATTTTATAGTTAACTATGTGATGTTTAAAGTATTCGTATACACCTGGATCGTCAACGCTTATCTTTTTATAGTCATTGATCATACCTAAATTTGTAAGACCTTCTGGGGTTTTCTTACCGTTAATTGTTAAATTCCCTAAAGATTCAAGTTTAGTTTTGAAATAAAAATACCAATTGTTCTTATCATAGTTACATATGTAATTCCTAGCTGTGTACTTATATGTTGCAATGGTATTGTGTATTTTTTCTCCGTTGTTATTATTGACCATACTCCATAACTGATAATCGATTCCGTTAAACCAATTAATAGTAGAATCTATGCATTGTCGTACAGACACCACTGTATTAAAATATAATGCACCCCTCACCGAACAATTTAAATATTTTACATTAAAAATCAACCACCAAAAGAAATCGTGCAAGCTATGCACAGGAACCGATGATGTGTTTATATTATGCACATATTTTTGATATAATAATCTACCGTGCTCCAGACCTTCGGGCGTTGTATTGTATGCAAAATGCCTAATAAGAAGATCTTTATAAGCACTGTAATGCACATCACCGGACGATATTTTATATTTTAAAGGCCGTAAGTTTGCTTGTACTTCAGGACTAAGATGTCTAGTATATTCGTCATAGTTATTGTACATCTCTAATCCGATACTAGTTCCCATAATACAATCGCCTTCGTCTGAAGTAATTGGCATGTAGCCCATGTTGATTATATCGTCGTACCAATAGTTCAATGAATCGAGTATTTTAAATTTACCGTGGATATAATTTTCCCATATGTACGGGTTTTCAATTACGGCGTGCATACTCGAAGAAATAATCACCGATTTTAATTCTTCTTGATTTAAATTTTTAAGAAGAGAAACAAGAACAAGTGTGCTATCTATGCCGCCTGAATATAATAATGCAAATTTTTTCCCTTGTTGAATTAAGGCTTTAATTTCCAAAGCGCGACTATCTGTTACTTCCTCAAACGATTTATTAAAATTTGGATCGTAAGCAGGCATTGCAAAATCTGGAATGATTTCTTGCTTCCACGGAAGGCTCCACTCCCCTTCGTTGCGTGTAACAAATCGACTTAATGAAAATCTTTTTGCAATATCTAAATAAAATTTACCGCCGGGCCCAGATTCTTCTCTGATGCTGTTCCAAAAATCCCAAGGTGCATATCTGTCACCTCGAATATTATGGAAATAAAGTGTGTCGTCTAAGTTCATCGTTTTTTAATTAAAGGTATTAATATTTTTGCGGAGCTGTCAAACTCCCACCATTTTTCTCCAAAGTCTGCATTTCCAGCATTGTGATGATGATTGTTATGCCAACCTTGCCCCCATACAAATAGACCAGTAAACCAATTATTAACTGAATTGTCATCTGTGTTATGATTTCGGTATCCCGCTGATGGAATATGGCCTACTACATTGACTAAATTATCTTGATGATGACTTAACAAAATTGCTGGAATTAAAACCCCTAGAGTAAATTGCCAAGAAACAATTGCAGAAATTAAAATGGTACTCCAAAATATTTTATTATGATTTTCATGTAGGTAAACAAGATAGGGGTCTTTCATAATATCTCTTGCTGACATTAAATTTACCTTTGCCGGATTAATTTTACGTTGCCATGTTATAAATGCACTTAGTTTTCCGTGTATGGGACTGTGCATATCTTGCTCTTTGTCTGCATACCTATGATGTATTCCTCGATGTAAAGCTACCCAGAACGGTAAACTTCCATCGGCACTCATCATACCTAAGTAAGCTAACACTTTAGCAATAATAGGATATGTCTCAAAACTTTTATGAGCAAAGTATCTATGGTATCCAACAGCAACACCAAACCCGCCAATTAATGTCCACATGAATAAAATGCCAATCAGATTCCACCAAGTATAGTTTATAAAAAACAACGAGGCTAGAAAAATAACGTGTAAGGGATAACTTACTTTATATAAATGTTTATTCATTTCGATAACACCATCTAACTACTTGATCAACCGGACTAATAGTATTTCCGACAAAACTGTTTATGAATGGATACGTTGTTTTTTTATTTTTTGGAATTTCATACATTGTAAAAACACTGTATCGTTGTAATTCAATAGAGTGTTGCCTAGTGTTAGCCGATTTAGTAAAACTAGAAGGTTGGACATATACAAAGTTGAAGAGTTCTTCTGATTCCCAATATTTAATAGCAGCATTATATAATTCTGCAATACCATTAGTAGCTGCATTGAACATTGGATTACCATGCTTGCAAACTACCAGTATCATGTACCATGCTGGTACAGTGTGTAATTTTTTAGTTGCCATGAATGAAATTAGTTTTTTATTTTCAAAACAACCAAAAATTACAACATTAGGTCCTATGATACGGGTAACTTCTTCAATTGATAAACGAGTCCGTAATACTCTCCTGGCAAATTTTTTATGTTCTGCACATAGATGATATATTTCGGAATAATCATCCGGTTCGCAAATTCTTATGTGCATTGGTCTATCCTTTTATTTAATTCGTCCCAGCTTATGCTAGGAATGAATGTTGCAGAAATAGTTAATCGAGGTTGTGTATTTTTTGAAACATCAAGTACGTGCGGGAATTCTGTACGAATAAAAGCAGACGACATTGATAATATTTCTTGATGTAAAGGCTCGGTTGTTACAGGATATACAAATGCTCCAGAATGATCGGAAAAATCTTGATTGTCAATATCTGGTCTTTCGTACCAGGAAATAATTCCAGGTTCTCCTCCAACATAAAATGCTAGTCTCCAAATTAACGGGCCGTCAATTGTATTACCGTCAATATGATTACTAGTTACAGTTCCGGGCCTTGCAGTAAATGCATTTACTTTAGCAACTTTCAACCCCAATTTGTCTGCCAATGTAGTTAAGTCTTTTCCAAATTTACTTCTAAGTATTTTTCTTAAATTTAAATAACCGTGGTACTCTAGTTGTTTTGTAATATCGTGTTCATGCAACATCGAAATTACCATTTCGATATCTTCTTTCGAAGGTTTAAAATTATCAAATGTCCTTACAAATTTATCTCTCATATTAATTTTATAAAATAGTCCCGCGTTTAAAACTATGAGTTTCGCCCATTAATTCGTAGTAATAATCTGCGACCCACCATGTTGTTTCATATTGCTGTTCCCACATTTTATTAATTTTAAATTTAGCTTCTTTTAAAGTTTGACTAAAATATAGAATTTTTTTAATTTCTTGTATAATTCCGTTAGGATAAAATGAACGATCTGTATAAGAGCTAAGACCGTCCACCCATTCTTTAGGAAAAAATTCCTGAGAAATTGTGTAAGTATCGTAAAAATTTACGGTAATACTACATAATTTCCCGGCATACATTGCTTTATGCACATAGTCGGCATACTCTTTAAGTGATGACAGCATACTGTTACTACTTTGTGCTTTAAAATCTTCCGGAGTTCCTTGGTAACTAATTTGAAGAGGATTGTCTATAATTTTTAATATAGGAGTTTGCCCATGTATTAAATCAGAAATTGTTCCTCTCTTTTGACGAGTCTTGTCAAATATCATAAACTCTAGGCAATTCGTATTATCCATTTTTCCGATATTATTAGGTAATACATATACCACCGATGCTATTTTTGATGATAACACTTTAGCAGTTTCGAGTGTTACCCAAAAGTCTTCATTATCGACAATTAACCAACGATCGAAGGAATGACAATAAATTCCGTTCTTTCTTCGATTGGAATCTTTGTCGTAGTAGTATTGCAAAGACTGACTCATTTTTAGTATCCTGTGTTGGTGGCAAATATTTAGCACCATACGGTTGCGGCTGATAAATATTGTATATTATTAATAAGGATATTAAATATGACCTATACTACTACGAGTACTTGTCTTAGACCCAGTTCTCAAGAGAAATTCTGGACTTTTGAATTACAAGACTCTATAGATAATATTCCGTACGAGTCCGGAGCCGATGCTTATATAAAAGCAAAATATATCGATACTAACAAACTTCTTTCTCTGGGTTTTAGTGGAGCAGCTTACCCTCATGGATTAGAAAAAATAGTTACTAGAGAATGGGCGTCTGAAAATGATGCGATGGAGTTTTTTTCTGACGAGTTTTTAACGCCTTATTTTGTCAAAAGAGATTTTTATAATGAAACGCACGGACACGTTGTACGTGTATAATATTTAAAATTATGTTTAAAAATATACCTAAAGTATTTGCACATGTATCGTCTGTAAAAGATAGCAATTTTGTATTACCTGAATATATTTTAAACTATAGTAATGATACGGCAAATTTGTTTCACAAATATTGTCCGCACAGGATGTATCCGTTAGGTTTGACAGGGGAGCATGTTAACAACATAACTTGCAAATTTCATAATTTTAAATGGAATAAAGACGGAACGCCTATTAATAATCCAAAAAAATTGCATTGTGGCAGTGCAGAAATAGGTCGCTCCGGATTAGTATTTAAAAATTTTAAAGAACCAAATCATCAATGGGTGGATGATTTAGCCGACGAAAAAAACTTAGTATACAGTCATTCTTGTCGCGGCGAAAGCAAAGGTAGTTGGTTATGGTTAATGGATGCCGAAGCAGATTACCTGCATATATATGGTGGGCAAGTACACCCTCGACTATCTTCTATCATTGATCTAGAAGAATCAATAATGGATCAAGGAGAAGGATGGATTTATCAAGAGCACACTCCGGGCTGGTGGTCAGTATATATCTATCCGTATACTTTTATAGAACATACAGATGGGTGTTTATCTGTAAACTATGTGGTACCGTCTAATTCAATTGATGAGTATGGGTTTGAGTGGATCACACAATTTTATTACGACCCGACAGTATCGACTGATCTTAGAGAAGAATTTGAAACTCTAGAAACTGTATTCAGAGAAGATGTAGCTGTTGCTGAATTGCAGAAAGGAAATTATTTTCCTTTAATGAAAGCTATGAATCGCTACGAAGATCACTGTGTTCATTTTGGTCAGTGGTTTCGGAACCACCGATTGCCGCCATCAATCGAGATTCAGAAAGTAGAATAGTTTCTGTTCTAACTCTAGTAAGAATATTTTTCATACCAAATTCAAGCATGAATCGTGGTTTTGATAATGCACCCGGTTCAAGGTCTCCTTCAAATCCTACCATTTTTTGTCTTGTTTGAATAGAAGGCCACCATTCTTGATGTATCCGTGCCTTACTGCTGCTTATTGATAATTTTCCAGGAATCAAATCGTTTATTAAATTTTGAACTATTGGCAAACGTGTATGCGCTACAGTTAGCTCAGGTGAATATTCAAACCAATCTGGAATGGCCGGCCTTCCTATAGTTTTGTGGTAAACAGACCAGTGCCGTGGACCTTCTGCAAATTCAAAAACCCAAGGACGTTTATTTGTCATATCTCTACTAGTTCTACGCCAATACGGCTCCCCGCTACCCATAATTGGTAACCCATCACAATATTCTGTCATTTTCATATGCGGTAACCAGCCAGTGCTATTACTATAGCATTTGGTCCAAATATCATATGCTTCTTGTTCAAAAAATTTCTGTAAATTAAAGTCAATAACTTTTGGAGTTATATTTAACTCCTCGCATATTTTAAATGCATATGCAAGCTCTTTCCAATTGTAGTCATTTTCATATTTAAAAATATAAACATTGATTGGTATTTTTAAATCATGGTGTATACGCAATATAATTTCACTATCGACTCCGCCGGAAAATAAAAGATCTAATTCACCGGTGAATGTATCTCGTATTGCTTTTGCATTTTCTACTAGTTCTTCATAATAACTCTTTATTGGACGTTTTATAACATTTTTAATTTTAATGCTATATTTAGAAGAAGGGCGTAGCTTTGGGCCGTAATCTTCTCCGTTATCATATGTCCATGCGAACCAGTTATCTCTGTAAAACATAAAGTTCCTTTGCGTAGGATATTTATTAGAACAATTAAAGCTATTGATAAATACCGATATAGCTGAGGAAGATAGCATGTCTAGCAAAAATTTAAGCATTTTAAAATCTTTATGGTATCCAAGAGAATGGTTTTTCATTGCCATGCAACTGTTAGCCGCGGGTGTATTTGTTTGGGCATTGCTTAATCCTGCAGGATTAAACTATTGGTTATTATCATTTTTTGGATATTTTTTAATCACATGTCTGGGTATCACTGTAACATTCCACAGACTTTTAGCACACCGATCTTATAGATTAACAAAATTTCTAGTTCGTCTTTTTAGTTTTTTTGGCAATATTGGCTGTACTGGAAGTAGTGTAGGATGGGTATTTGTACATCGTGAACATCATAGGCATGCTGACCAAGAAGGTGATCCGCATAGTCCAGTAGTTTTAGGGCCAATTGGTGCAATTGTTGGAGATTATGGCACTCCTTTTAATAAGTGGTCAGTCAAAGATATTATTAATGATCCAATCCAACGTTTAATGCATGAATATTATATTCTAATGATTTTAACTTTGCTAGTAGTCTTGTTTGTAATCGATCCGTTACTAGCAGTATACTTGTTTTTAATTCCAGTATTTTTTAATACTATTGCTTCACGTTTTAGTAACTGGATTGATCACGATCCTAAATTTGGTACACGCCCTGTTAATACTAGAGACGCAAGTCATAATGTATGGTGGTGGTCCTATCTAACATTTGGTGAAGGATGGCACAATAATCATCATGCCTATCCAGGGAATTATCGTATTGGTCAAAAATGGTACCAATTTGATCCTGGTCGCTATGTTATTGAAACTCTAATCTTTTTAAAATTAGCACATCCTAGATAAAGTATGGAACATTTTCGAGAAATTGAAATAGAAGATTTTGATACTATTGTTCAAAAATCTCTTGAATTTATTACATCCCAGACATTCTTTAATAATCCTAAACAAGATTGTTTTCATTATTTAGACTATGATGAGTTTATAAAGCATTGCCCTGAAATCCTGACGGCTTTTAGAATGTATAACATAACTCCTATCAGATTTTCAGCGTTCTGGATGACTAAAGACAGCGAATGTTTAATACACATAGATAGTCCTAATTACAATGCTCGTGTTAATTTACCTATTTTAAATTGCGATAATTCTGCAACAGCATTTTACAGTGCTAAGATTTTAGATCCTATAGTACAAACCAATGGACTTACGCTATATCCGTGCGATCAAGAAAGTGCGGTTGAAGTAGAAAGGATAACTATAAAAAAAGCTACAGTAATTAAAATTAATAGTCCGCACAAAGTTATTATGTTTACGGACGGAATACCACGTTTAACTTTATCAATACAGTTTGATAAAGATCCGGTATTCCTTATAACACCTATCAGTATTGTTTATTCACCACTATGAAAGATATTTACGATTTAACATCTATTTTATCATTAAATGATTTTCCTTGGATCGAGGTACAAAACGGTTTGATTGAAAGTGAAAACTTCCCGTCTGGATTTTATGGTATTAAAAAAGATGGTACCATGGGATATACTGTTTCTTTAACAGTTCAAAAAAATTCTGGTCCTTACCGTTGGTATATGTTAGAAATTTCTGAAGAGTGGGTAGACCATGAAAATAAAAAAAATTTCCCTTTGCTCTGTCAGTGGATAAAAAATTCCAATATATTTAAAAATACCGGAAGAATAATATTTTTTGTCCAACCTCCTAATATTTCAACACCGGCTCATATAGATGAAGATTTATCTCGAGCACCAACAGAATATCAGAAGCCAAGGGAATTTATTTGGTTAACTCACCCAGACACCGGTAAGCAACTGTTTGTTAATAATACGCCTGCGCCATACGCCTGTTGGTTTAATAGCTACACGCTACATTCTTCAACTCCATCAGAATTTATAACTTGGAGTTTGCGAATTGATGGAAATTTTACTGATAATTTTAAAAAGCTAATAGGATATGAAATATTATAAAAAAATACCTTTAGATTTTTTTGACATAATTGTTGCTAAATCACTGGCTTACATTCAGAAACATGATGACATTTACTATAGGAAAAAATCAGCATCTTTTTATCCTCTTAACACAACTGAATTATTAACAGTTTGTCCAGAAATTAATCTAGCATTTGCTAATTATAATATTGTATGTAACTATGCCAGTGCGTATGTTACTTATAAAACTTCTGATAATAATGTTCATATTGATGACTGGCATCATAAAGCTAGAATTAATTTACCAATTTTGAACTGTAAAAATACATATACTAATTTTTATAGTAATGTAAAAACTGAAAAGATAACAAACACGAGTACTGGGTTATCTCATTACAAAGTAATTAATACTGATTATATTTTAGATGATGCTGTAGAAATGGATAGTGCTACAGTTATTATGGTATCGCAAGGGCATAAAGTTGTCATGAACACCGATGTTGCTCCTAGGATTACACTTTCTTTAGGATTTGATAAAGATCCTGTTTTCATTATTCATAATGAATAAAAGACGAGAAGGTTTGTTGACTTTCTTTTATAACTGATTCGTATTTGTTAATTTTAAAATTTCCGTAGTAAACAATTAATTGTTTGTGGTGTCCGTACCAAAAATCAGTTCCGTGTTTTGATTTATTATCCCAGTATAACCATGTATTGGATTCTTGGGGTAGTGTTTGATACAGAGTTTTATCTCCTGCCTTATAATAAAACGTAGGTTTGAAATTATTATCATATAGCATTGACCTAACGCTAATAGCAGGAACAGTGTGATCTTGATGAGGAATCACTGTAGCAAGACTGGACACTACTCGCATTACTTTAATTTCCATAGGAAATTCATCTAGGTTATCAAATAGACTAGGAAATAATTCAGGACAGTTTACATTAGTTGACCTATACCCAGTCATTGCTTCTGGATCAGCGCCAGGCGCAACGTAGATATCAAAACCTCTCCAAAGTGCTCCGGTTTCATTATGATTTACTGCTACTTTAGGCACACGCTTACCTTCAGTTAGCCAAATTTTCCACCAAGCAGACCAATCTGTTGGTTGTATCTTAGGCCAAACTATAGGAGATGATATTATTTTTAAGTCGTTCATAGCTTTATAAATATGTGTACATTAAATATTTATGCTGAAAATAAACTCTTAAAAATAATATAAAGGAATACACAATGCATTTTGGATCTACTTCTAAAAATATCAATATATTCATGATGCTAGTTGCTATCTTTTCTATTTTAGGTTTATTTTATTTTCAATTTTCATTAATAAATTTTTCTATAACGCTTGTTAGTTTTTATATTTTAAATATACTAGGCAACTGGATGATGTTACATCGATATTATTCTCATCGTTCTTTTGAATTCAAGCATGATAGTGTGAGGAAATTTTTTACACTATTAAGTATATTAGCAGGAAGAGGAAGTCCTATTGGTTGGGTATATGTACATAGACAACATCATGCATACAGTGATACTGATAAAGATCCTCACAGCCCTAAGATATTAGGATATTATAAATTATTTAGATCCAGACATCGAGAACAGGTAGAATCTGAAAAAATGAAAATCTTTTTAGTTAAAGATTTGATGAATAGCGAACAATTGTTTATACACAAATATTACATACTTTTTTTATTAGGATTTGGTTTGCTAGTAGGAGCATGCAGTATACAAGTACTGTACTTTGTTTGGATTTTGCCTTTATTTTTTGTGCATATGAGTCAGTTACATTTTAATTATTTTGGCCATATGTTTGGATACAGAACTTATCAAACAAAAGATGATAGCAGAAATAACAAATGGCTTTTTCCGTTTGTTCTTGGAGAAGCTTGGCACAACAACCATCATGCAAATCCAAAAGATATTTCTACAAAAAATAAACCTACAGAATTTGATCCACTATCGTTCGTAATTAAATTTATTAAGGCGGATTAATAAATTATTCTTTTGGTATAATAGGTTTTGATTGTAATTCTTCTATAGAATACGGACTAGTGTCTTTTTCTATCTCACTTACGTCGGTATAATCTTGCCTAAATTCTTCTTTAAGTATTCTATGTTTGACTGTCATAGCATCGGGTTTTGTTTGCTCACCTAGTAGTTTGTATAAGAATATCGATTCTGGAATAGTATTTTCTGGAATATGTGCGTAAGTGACTAAATTATACCTTCCTGTTTTAACCCAAGGATTTTTTAACCATTGTCTTTGATAAACGTGTTCTAATCTTGATGCAATAACATAAAAATAATCCCAGTACTTTCTACGCTCTGCAATTTCGAAACAACCTTTCATTAAGTATCCCAATTCAGGTTTATCAAATGATAGTATATTATTGAATCGATTTGCCCACAATGAAGTGATAGTCCACAAGTTTATATTATCATATCTTGCAAAGCGTAAAGTGGCCCAACTTATTAATTTATCATCCTCATAATAACCCAATGCTAGTGCTCGCGGACTAGTTGTAAAATAATAGTAAAAACGTTCATTTAACCGATCAGTTTTTGAAGTTCCGCCGACTCTTTCTTTAAGATTGGTCATGGCCATGGCTTCTCTAAAATCCATAATATTGAGAACTTTTAATTTCATAGGGTTGGGTATTCTATAAGTATATGTGTATGTATGCAATTTACGAATATAAAGATATCAATCGTGACTATTTTTTTGAATTTTTAAAAAAAGAGTTTCTAGAATATAAACACCCTGCCCGTGTGAACATATGGCACGACGACTGGCAAGAGTATCCAAATACACTTCCTTATCTATTAGAAATTACCAAAAGATTTAATTCTGATAAAGGTAATTTTTTTATAATAACCGACGACGACAAAATTGTAGGTTGTAGCGGAGTGTATAAAAGTGACTTTAATGATAGAATAGCGATAGCTGGTGTTAGATCCTGGCTTAGTAAAAAATATAGAAATAAAAATTTGTTAAAAAAATTCTTATTTCCTAAACATAAAGAATGGGCGTTAAAAAATAATTGCGGGCAGATTGCTTTGTGTTTCAATGATTACAATAAAAACTTAATAGAGATTTTTAAAAGAACAAGGTTGTCTGAATCAGCCTTGAGAATTAAAAGTAGAGGTCCTGCTGATTTATTTTATACAGGTCTCCACGAAGTTGATGTTCCGGTAAATATACAATATACCCAACAATGGGTTATTTATGAAAAACTAGATTCTAAATTTGATTTTGATTGGAAGATATTATTATGAATAGTTATTGCATTGATTTAAATTGGAACATTCCTTTATTATCCCCAACCGTCGATATTAATATTTTTAAAAAACAATATCATACAAAAGGCAGTATTACTGATATTCATCCGTTAATGTTAGAACACCTTAATAAAAAGGGAATAACTGTATCTTTATTAGAAACATTTTATTCAAAACCTTATTATCATCAAGGAATACATATCGATGCAGCTGGCGGAGATTACGCAAAACTAAATTGGGTATTTGGCGGACAGGATAGTTTAATGTATTGGTATAATTTGAAAGAAGGCGCAACTGTTGAAATTAAAACTAACAGTATAGGTAAACAATATTCTGAATATAATAAAGATCAAGTTGATTTAGTACATTCGCAACAAATTGGTACTCCTAGCTTAATTCAAGTTGGTGTACCTCATAATATAATAAATGGTCCTGAAGAAAGATTGTGCATATGTCTTGTACCAATAAAAAATGGTAGAATACCTATGCAGGAAGCAATCAATTTATTGATGTAGCTAATTCACTTAGGCAAGCACAACCCATGCTCCATTCTGACGTGCTGTGATTTTACTAGTTGAACTATCATAGAACATCATACCATTTAATGGAACTACTACGGCAGCATCGGCCGCCGCCGTTCCTGCAAATGTAGGAAGTATAGGCATTACACCAAATTGTATACTAGTTGCTGTATTTATTTGTGTAGATATATAAGTACCCGAAGTAGTTCTACAAGTGATTCTTAAATCGGCTTGAAACTGACTTGGCGATACTGTGCCGTATACATTTGAGTTTATAGTTGCTCCTGGAGATAGTACTGTACCATCGTATCCCATAAATCTTATTGTATGAATTCGATCACCTGTTGCTACAGCTAATGGTACCGCTTGAGTGCCTGCGTGTCTACCAAAATTAGTATAAGTGCTTAACGATGCACTTGGAATATAAGAGTAAACACCGAGTGAAGTTCCGCCGGGAGTATATTGTGCCAATCTAACTCCCATATCTGCATCTATTTCTAGTGGTGTATTTAAAACTCCTGTACCGTCTGCTAACTGAAATATCATCCTTCCTGGTACGGTACTAGTGGTAATTGGATATTTAGCTGATGCATGTACTATTATATTTGCAGAATTCTTATAAACGGTTCCATTATAACCGTTTGCCGCAAATCCGCCTAATATATCTCCAGTTATCACTGTTGTAGGAACAGAAATAGTTCCTCTACTGCGTTGCATTAAATAACTTGCTGATCCAGTGCTTGTTGCAATGTTTGTTCGAACATATCCATTAATAGTTATGTTCCCAGTTCCGTTTATGTTATTTCCATTTAATGCTAATGTTCCGCCGAGCGTAGGATTTGTATCTTGTGATACAGATGTTATGCCACTTGGATCCCGAAGTTTTAATGTTTGACTAAGACTATCGAAAATTAATCCCGATCCTGCTGATGTAGCTAAAATATTGTGTCCACCGATAGTAGTGCCGTCCCCAACAAAAAGCTGTTGGGTATCAGTAGTGTAGGCTAATTCACCTGAATCGAGTTGAACTGTTTGTCTTTGGGCGTCTGTTCCGCGTCTAATACGTAGCGACATGGGCTATCTCCGTTATTCTATAAGTGTATTTATTCGAATATACAGAAGCTATAGCCACAAAAATAGGGCCTGCAGGCCCTATTTTAAACTACTACTATTACATAGTAGGTCCGTTTCCACTCTTAAATCCTATTGTTCCGCCTTCTGCTTCGATGTTCTTTATAACATCTTCAAACAGAATTGGGGCAAAATCTGGTGTTTGTTCTACACAAACACAATGATAACGAACATCGTTTTCATCGCTGTATAAAACTTCGCCAGTTCTGGCATCTACTCCACGAGCTTTTTTCACACGATTTGCGTGAGTATGTCCATGAATGTTAACGCCAAAACGACCCATTGAATCTGAGTGTAACGGAATGTGGCTAAGGATCATACCGTTCATAACGTGATAAGCTCTAAGTTCTCTGAAGTACTGACGATACTCGTCGTCCCTAAAGATATCGTGATTACCACGAATTAAAACTTTGTCGCCGTTAAGTCTGGATAAGACTTTTAACGCTTTCCGATTAATAACAACATCGCCCAAATGGTAGACCTTGTCAGTGGGTTTTACCCGTTCGTTCCACGCCTTAATCATTGCTTCGTCCATTTCATCTGGATCAGTCCAGGGACGAAGTTTTGTAACACCGTCGTTACGTGTAAAGCGGCATACACCTGTGTGTCCAAAGTGCGTGTCGCTTACTAAGAATACACTTGGCATATTCGCCTCCTTTCATTAATAAGTTTCTTTTACAATATTGTACTCGCTAGCTGGCCACTTGGCTTTAAATTCATCAGTCTTAACATAATCGTTAAATGATTTGGCATCAAAAAACACTTTGTGAAACTCTGTTTTCATTGAACCTTTTTTGGTTACTGTTAAGTAAACCGATTTTGCTTTGCCAGCCATTGAGTACCTTTCTTGTTTAAGTAGTTATTATACTACTTATTCCGCAATCAGTCAACCGATCTAAATGTGCGCCAATCGTCGAGATTTGGCTTTTCATCTGCATCGTAAGTCCAACCTAACACTTTCATCATGCGATGCTTGACTAGCAAGTTAGGACTGCGGAAACGTTCTGTATCATCAAAGCCCATCATGACGCCTACTTCACAAACTGCACCCGAGCGACAAATACCAGCGTAGCAATGCACAACCACATTCATTCGATTAGCCAATGCATGTTGTAACAACCTAACAAGCTCTGCGGCCTGTTCATGACTACATTTCATTTCTTCCTCAAGAACTTCGTCCTTTTCTTCTACATCCAAAAACTCAAAGTTGTGAACTTCTTTGAACTGATGTTTTGGAACAGGCCGCCAGCTTGCCGGATCGACAATGCTGATCAACATACTATTAGGGCCAGCATCGTGATGAAATCCAATTGGGATATCACTTGCAGCTACGTTTTCAATCCAAGGCATTATACTCTCCAAATTTCTTTGAAACCTTCATCTTCAGTTGGCATTTCAAAATTATCAATCATTCCTTGTACGATATCCCAAGGCACTTCTTTACCTGGCCGACTAGCCAAACGCTCTTTCAATATTTCAATATCAGGTGTAGTAAACACTACAGCGATATGCTCGTAGTCTGGAAGCATATTAAACTTACGAGTACGGCTAGCGATAGTAGTGCTAGTTTGATCCCAAAATATAGTATGACCCAAAGTACGGGCTCTCACAACCTGTTCAGCCATTAAATTAACTGCGGTAGGCATATAATCTTTAAACACTTCTGAATAAGTCTTACCTTGTGATCTTGCATAGTCCTCTACAAACGCATCGGTCGAAACTACTGTTAAGCCCAATGCCCAGTCTTGGTTTTTAATCCAAGTACTTTTACCTGCGCATGGAACTCCAATTAGTTGATAACACTTTGACATTACATTAAACCTACCATTCTAAAGTATTCATCATGCGGTACATAAAAATCTGTTTTTGGATCCCAGTACTTACCTTCTTTTGGATCATAGTACAGGATGCGTCCTGCAACTAAAAATGGTCCTTCGAGTTTAGGCAAAGGACCGTATCCTTGATACAAGTCTGTTGTTTTTCCCAAAATTTTGAATCCCATTTCTCGCTCCTTTTTTGTTACCATACCAATATTATAATGTCAAAAAAAAACCCTGTCAACTTCACAGCTAACAGGGTTTAAAACTGTTGTATTATTACAACGGTTTATAGTGCGTAACGATCACTCATTACAGTCTTCAGCATGATGCCTTCTGGAGTGAACTGATCCAAATCAGCGGCTAGCAAGCTAGTCATGATTGATGGACTGAATCCACTTACCAATGCGACACCACTCTTGTCTGCCTTAACAGGTACGTTGTCTGAACTGTTTAGGTTCCAGAAAACAATCTGTGGCACAGTGTATCCTGCATCTGCAAACTTGCGTTCGATCATTTGCATTGCTGTGTCATCGTAATGAGCACATTGGTTAAACTGCATGTCTGACAAGATTAGCAACATGCCAGGCATGTCGCTAGCTGGTACTGAACCCTTAACCGCAACGTCTAGGATCTTGTCCATAGCCGCATGCAAGTTAGTGCTCATGTCCCAATCGCTACGAGACATTTGAGTAACCTTTTCAACAATGTTACCCTTTAGAGTAACAAGTTGTGGCTTGTCTGAGAAAGTCAAGAATGTGTCCTTGAACACGCCCTTGTTCTTATCTGCTAGGTACAAGCCCAAGCTGATTGAAATGTCCATGCAAGTTACATTAGAGTTCTTTCCTGCTGGGCAAGACATAGAACCACTAACGTCTACGATTGGCATGATGCTAGCATCTCCAACGTAGTTTGGCAAGCTATCCCATTGTGCGATAACATGACTAGTTTCAGTCATATCCATCTTAGCACGATAGTGCCCAATCACACCCTTCAACACATCATGTGGGAAGATTGCGCTGGCGTTAACCTTAACAGTCTTATCACCACTTACCAACTTGGCAACATACTCAGCGAACGCTGGGCTGTGACGGTTGAAAGCCTTCTTGTAGATTCGAGAAGCTACAGAAGGAACGTGACTGAAGTTGATGTTATCCCAATCTCCTGCACACATTTGGGTTTCAACAACCTTTGTAAGAGCTACAAGACTCTTACGGTATTGCTTTGGAGTCATGCCAAAGAAGGCACGAACTTCAGCGGCAATTTGCCCCTTACGAGGAGTCCACTTTGCGGCCAAACCGTTATTAGCACGTAGGGCATCGCCCAACATGGTATAAGCGGCTGACTTTAGAACTGGGTCTTGGAAGACAAAGATGTCATCCCAACGACCAACTTCTGGGATCTTCTTTAGAAGAGCCAAAGCGGCGTCTGGGTCACGCTTTTCTAGATGAACTAGAATATCGCGGAACAGTTGACGTTCACCTGCACCACCGCGGACATCACGTGCCCATTGTGCGATGCGTAGTGCAACGTCTTGGTTTTCCACATAAGCGGCTGTAAAGTCGCCTGTGATGTCCTTACCACGGCTTGCGCCGATATTATAGAACAAGTCAACACAAGCCTTAGCTGTTGACTTACGTGCCTTCATACCGTTTTCGGTACGGGCTTCTTGATTTGCCACTGCATTTACAAATGCGTTCATGATATTTCCTTTACAGAATGTGTTGTTTTTCGATATAAGTGAAAAATTAAATTTGCTGTTAACATTCTAAATTTAACAGGATCGTTTTCTACTTTTTGTTTTTATCGAGGAGACTTGTCGAAACTCCTCTATCTAATCCTATCATTGCTAATAACCTTCAAAACCCTTTCAGGCTCCAGCTATTAGCATAAGATTAGCGTTCCATGTAATATGAATTGCTGTACCGATCCTAAAACTCTTTAGCATTGTTACTTGCTATACGACTATTATAGTACAGAATCAAGTCTGTGTCTATACATTTTGGTGAAACAGGATACATTTTTCTTCATTTGCAGTGAAATAAATTGCTGTTAGTATCCTAATTGGGGCGACACAGTTAAGTGAAGCTTCCACCAGCTAGTTTAGAAAACTAGCAAACGTTTGGAGCAACGGGAGGGATTTGAACCCCCGGTTTTCCGGATTTGCAATCCGCTGCATTGGACCTCTCTGCCACCGTTGCATTAAATTTCGTCATATCAGCACAAGTGTACTTTTGATACGACTGTTCTAGTTCTTTAGGCATTGCTATATTTTCTATAACTGATGGATATTTGTTTCCTATCTCAATTGCAATGTCATAAAAACTTTTTGTTTTACCTGTACCCAAATTCCAAAGGCCCGATTCTTTAATTTCTAAAAATTTTAAATGTGCATTGACTACTTCACTTACATGAATAAAATCTCTGTGATAGTTTCTGCTGTTGTCGAATAATGCAATTCGGCTTTTTATTTGGGCCTGTTTGGTAAACTTATAGTACGGACTAGCCTGGTCGCCTTTATGTTCTTCGCCTTCTGGACCGTATACATTAAAGTAACGGAAACCTTGCACAACCGCACCCGCTGGATGATTTCGAACATAACGTTCAAACAGATATTTGCTCCACGCATAAGGAGTACGTGGATCAACAGGCGCAGATTCTTTAAAGTCAGTATTCAACCCGTATACACTAGCACTACTGGAATATTGGAAATTAACTCCATATGTTTTGCAAGCATTGTACAATTGACAACTAAAGTCAAAATTTTGTCTGAATACTTTATCCACATCTCGCTCTGTTGTACTGCTAATCGCACCAATGTGTATAACCCAGTCTTGTTCCATTACACTAGGAAGCACTTCTCCCCATTCGTAAGTACTTACACAATGTCCAGCGGCTTCTAATGCTGTTAACATGTGACTACCAATAAAACCTTTATGACCAGTTAATAATATATTCATATTTCTGTTATTGAAGGAGAGTAACAACCAAAATGTTGTACTGTAATTGCGCTTGCTCTTACAGCAAATTTAATAGCTTGCTCAATATTTTTAGTATTTAAATATTCAACGGTTAATGCTGCAAGAAATGTATCTCCTGCACCAGTAACATCACTTACTTCTACTATAGGTGCGGGACAAGTAAAGTCATGATGTATTGCACTTGCGCCGTGAGCACCATGTGTAACAATTAATCCAGAACATTCACTAGTAATTTTACTATACTCTAGATCATTAATCTTTACCCAAGCACCTTGCATACGTTCTAAGTCTGTTTTCTTTGTATCAATAAAAATAGGAATACTTAAAGAAATTAATTCTTCTATTAGTTCGTAGCTAACTGTTCCTTTATTGTAATCGCTGACTACAACAGCATCATATACATCGGGTATTGCTGTTTCAAATGTGATAGGAGTTGATTTAATATCGTTATCTATTCGAACAATCTGTTGTTTACTACGTGCATCAATAATTCTAGTTTTAGTACTTGTTTCGCCGTGCAGATAGCTAACTTCACAACCTAATGCTTTCAAGTTGTTGTAGACATTGCCGGCCATGCCGTCACGCTCTTCTGTGTAAGTAGGAACAAATACCGGAACAGGAGCTTCTGGACTTAGTCTATCTATTGTACCGTATTGATAAATGTCTTTACAGTTATCGCCTATCAGCAATATCTTGAATTGTTTTTGTTGTTGAGTAATCGCCGACTCTGTCATAAAATATCACTTGATTAACATGTTCTTTTGCAACTATACTTTTGCCTCTCCAGTCACTACCTTTAACCATAATGTCTGGTTTGTACAATTTAATTAATTCTACTAACTCTTCTTTGGTGTTAAAAACTTTAACATAGTCTACACATTTTAGACTATTCAACATAAACATCCTATCTGTTTGGTTGTTTATGGGTCGTGTAGGACCTTTAAGTTGTTGAACACGTTCGTCAGAATCAATACAAACTAAAAGATAATCGCCTTGACTTTTTGCATAATGTAACATTTCTAAATGTCCACGATGAAGTATGTCAAATGTTCCGTTTACTATTACTTTGGTCATATTGTTTGGTACCTGGTGACAGTTTCGAACTGCCGACCCTCTCGGTGTAAACGAGACGCTCTACCCCTGAGCTAACCAGGCAATTTATTCCATTAAATTATCTTTAACTTCTTTAATTATATATTTGTGCATTTTTGCATTACGATATAGATCGTAAT